TAGTCAGTATCAAGAGGGCTGCTGCTGTAGTACGTCATCGCGGCCGTAATGTTCTGTGCCGGAGTAGTCCATGTGGGATTAGCCCCGGTTCCCTGAGTGGTCAGGACTTGTCCGGCTGTCCCTGCGGGTAAACGAGCCCAAGTCGTACCGTTCCAATAAGGGAAATCACCTCGTGTCAACCCAGTCGGCGGGGCAATAGCTGTCTGTACCCAATCCGCACCGGATGAGGAGTAGACCATATTCCGGTCAGTAGCGAGGGCCATAGCTCCTTTGTTATCAGCCGTTGCTGCGGGGAACTCGGAATAAAGCCCCCAACCGAGTAAGCAATTATTCATGCGGTCGGCGGTACCAACAAGACCGCCTACCCAAAATCCTGTTGTAAAAGCCATAAAAGCCTCCTATTAGTTGATTGCGGGGGTTGAAAGAGGTATACTGGTGTTAAGCGCTGGGGCTCGTTTCGGACGTTATCCCGAGGGGGGTTCTTCGGAACCTACACGAGGGGACCCTAGCCTCTTTTATTATTCAGCCACTCTGCCTTTAGAACCCGGGCTTCTTCCGCCACATCGTCTTCGACGTCAGTCTTTTCTTTCGCTTGCCCACCACTTCAATGTATGAATAGCGCGTATCGTCAATTTCTTTTTCATATAAAATTGCGTTTTCGCCACTGTCCGTCTTCGTTCGAATAACGCTGTCCGGATTGTTAATTATCTCGGGAATTAATTTAACGTCCGAGTCGGTAATCGCTATTTGGTTCCAGCGGTCCTCGACTGCTTGCTTGCTATGGTCGTTGAGCATGTGCCTGATGCTTTCGGTCGTTACCCTACGCATAAAACCACGAACATCGTAACCTGTATCTTGTTTAATTCGCGTAGCCGCGCTTTCATCTACATCAGCGTACTTGATATCCCGATCCTCGCTTGGGTATTTATGGGCATCGGCATATAGATTGTTTGCCTCTCTCGAGAAAACATCGGGGCCTTTCCCTCGCACATCAATAGACTTGGGTTTGCCGCTTGTCTTGGGCTTCGCCGGTTGTGTACCGCCACCCCCTATATGTTGTGGTTGGGTTGGTTTACCGCCCATACTATTCCCTCCGCCACCACTCCCATCCGTAAACTTTCCATCACTATCCCTCGGATGGTCAGCCTCGTTCCATGTTTTGATAGGTATAGGCAGCGGCCCCTGCGGAGGCTTCCTGTTTCTGGCATTTTGTATTTGGTCACGGGCCATTGATGATACGGGTGGTGGTTTGACAGCCATGTCCCGAGCCTTCCGTAGCCGCTTGCTGACGTGTCCGCCAAGGTCGCGATAAATATCTTGTATTGTGCCGGGACGATAACCGGGGATAGGACCCACAAGGGCTTCATCGGGTGTGCCAATATCAAAAGAGGCTGGACATCTGCAATTAGGATGTATCTGTGCCGCCAGCTCGTATGCCTCGTGAGCGTCAAACCAGCGGCCAGCGAGGTATTCACACTTCTTGCAGACACGAGTGTCCTTGGCCGTATACCAGATGATACCTATCTCATCCGGGGGTAGCCCTTCTTCCCGAGAAATCTCCATCCGGGCACCGTTAACCGCGGCCGATATTCCCATGGCCATCGCGGGAGAAAGAACCCAAGCCCACGACCCAGAGCGATTGGCAAGTGCGGCTAGACCGATCCCAAGGGCAACAGTGCCGGTTGAGGCATTGTGTTCGATAATTGCTAGCGCCCGGGCGAGCTCATTCCCGTGGCGAGAAAGGAGTATCTCAAGGTTAGCATTGTCGGCATCGCCCCAAGGCGCTACAGCCGGGCCGTACTTACGACGAGCCTTGTCCTTGCCTAGACGATATGCCCGAGGAATATAGATAGCAGCCAAGGTAGCGAGGGTTTGCCCCATGGCGGCTAGGATAGGGTTCATGGGGTAACCGGGGCCGCCTCGATGGGTATTTCCCATCCTATCATGAGGTTACGGGGATTGACGGAGTTGTCGTAGTCCAATAAGGCACGGGCAAAGAGTAGCCCGCTGTTGGGTGTCTGGGTGGCAGTATGCCCAAAAAGACCCGCCTCGTAGATATGGAAATCGCAATCGGAGGCCGTGAAAAACGTGGAGACAGCAGTGGTGTGCCCTGTGACTCCGCTTTGTGTAATCTGGGCACGTACCGTCTCAGCAACCAATAACGTCTGAAAGGTGCTAGGGGGAGTAGTTCCTGTTCCAAGGGCACAAAATGATAACCCAGTACGATAGACCGAGGAGTTTATCAGGAGGTTGGCCAAGAGGACGCCGCCGTTCTCCACCATGAGATTATGAGTGGATAGCAACAACTCGCCGGTATTAGCATCAAATATCCGGACAATTCCCCTAATACCCACTATATCTTGTATGTTCATACTTGCTCCTTAGACTGGTATCCAAGCACCAGCGATGATTAAGTCGCCACCGACAAAGGGGGCGCAGTAGTAGAGCGGCCCGGAGGCAGTAACGCTCAAGCTGTCCCCAACAATAACGTAATCTTTGATGCCCTTGTAATAATAGAGTTCCACTGTGCCAGTGGGGGCAATATTGTCCTCTTGGCGCTGATATGAAACAAGCATATCGGCGAGGTCAAAGTTTCTTTCCATGGCGTCCCTTATGTAGCTTGGTCAGTAAACCAATTGCGAAGCTCGAGGTCGTACTCCATGTGCGTTCCCCCGATTAGGCGCGTGGTTACACGGTGGATTAAGTAGCTTCGGTTAATTCCAAGCACAGGATTTTCCAATTCTACCCACTGCCCAATGCCAAAGCGATCTGGCCCGGGATAGCTGATGTCATCCACGGTGAGGGTGACTTTCTCTAGGGCAAAGGCGAATTGTTCTTTGTAGGTGTTGAGTTTCCAGTTGATGGCAATAGCACTATTGGTGTCTCCGGCACTGAGGCGGCGGGCAAAGGTGCGCTTGTACTTGACGATAGAGTTGTCGTCGGCATCGGCCTGCCCTGCTCCAATCAAATGAACTGCCCGAACATACACGGCGGCGGTCAGATTAGGCGGGGGCACCTTAAATCTCAGTATTTGATGCATTGAGTTGTGTAGACAATCACAAGTATCGAGGCTATCGGTGGACTCATTGCCCACCTTCTGCGGTACCCAGATTGGGACGGAGTCCGTGCCGGCATTAACCTCTACAATAATGTTCCCCTCACCAGGCGGAGCCACCAGGTTGATGTTGCGCCCGATATCCTCAATGCCCAAGGTGTAGTGGGTTTTTACCCCGTCGCCGGGCAGATAGTAATGCTGAGGCGACGAAAAAAGACGTGCCCCGAACATCACGTAGAGGTTACGCACGGCCGTCCCGTCCCGCCGCCAGCGCAGCTTACGATATACGACGTTCCCCGGACCAGGGGTGCTAGATAAGCGATAAGGGGCAGGGTAGTCCTCTCGGTAGTAATAATGCAGGCGTCGGTAATAATCTACGTAGTAATTCCACCCGGTATATCCTGCAATTGTTTGTAATGCCTCGCGGTAGGAGCTGTAATTGAAAAATATGGCCGACATAAAATCGGAAAAAGCCTGTCCGACGAAAGTGCGGGCTTCAATCTCGCTCGGGCCCAGCCCTAACAGAGTTACTCCTACCTTTTCAAATAGGTGAGCGATAATTGCCTTGTCCCCGCTCATGCCGTCATATGTCCACCCAGAGGGGTACGAGCAGTGAACCAACCCTGCATCCAACAAGACAGTGTAATCCTGGCATTGCACTTCCCACCGACGGGAGAGACCGGCCGTAGTTCCCTCAACGACTGAGGTCAGTCCCCCGAATATGCGCTGTCCGTTGTCGGTGCGGGTAATAATGATGTCGGCCAGCTCGGGGATTTCAAGGTTGGCATCTCGGTCAAAGAAGGTAAGCTTGGCCGTATCTACTGTCTGCCCCAAGATGTTGTCGATGCTTAGTGACATCTCTTCCCAGCACGGAACAACGACCCCGTCTATTGTGATTTCAACCGGCGGCGGCATCAGACGGCACCCCGCAATCTTACTGTGTCCTCGAGGCTGTTAATGACAAAGGTTTGCAGGAGCTCGTTGCCGATGTAGATAGGTATGGTTATCGGGCCAGTGGCACCACCCCCGGACAAAGGAGATACCTGTGCCCCACGGGGTAGGTTAAGAAGTTCGGGTCCCTCTTCGCCGACCACTGCCGCACCGCTACTGAGGATATTGCCGCCCTCGGCGAGGTATGGGATTTCCTTCAGGTTGAAGCCAAAGGTCTTTCCCCCAATCAGCGGTAACCAATCCGGGGTAGTCCAAGACACCTTGTTCGCCTGCTGGATCATCCAATTTATGGCCTCGATGGCCATGTTGGGAATAAAGCGCCAGATTTTGCTCCACGCTTCACCGATGCCGTTCCATATGGCATCCCAGTTAATGCCCTTAAAGAAACCGGTGATGCTCCCCCATATATTCTGCAGCCCGTCCCAACACCATCTCCATACGTTACTCCACGCTTTACCCAGCCCGTTCCAGATACCATCCCAGTCAATTTCGCCCAGCCACTTGGCGCAGGCGTTCCATGCAGAAGCAATACCGCCGTCACCGGGCTTGAATAGCCACATGAAATCAACGGCGATGATTTTAAGACTGTTGCCTATACTGGACACAAAGGAGCCGATACCTTGGCCGATATCCGATGTCATCTTACTCCAAGCATCGTTCACCTGATCCTTGAGACCTTGCGTTTCATCGCCCGTGGCACTGAGTTTTTCAATCATCAGGTCATATGCCGTCATGCCTGCGCCCATATGGGAATACTGGCCATCGTAAGCCTTAGTGAGTTCGTTGACCGCCGTTGCAAAATCAACACCGTATTCATGGGACAGCAAGAAGGCATCAGCGATGAGGTTGGTGGCCGCATCTAGGTCTCTGGTAATAGGAAGAACACCATCCATTGCCTTGGCGATATCTTTGGTGCTTGCTAGGTACTTTTCAGATAGTTCATTAACCCGCTCCGTGATTTCGGCTTTGCTGTAGAACTGGTCGGTCATAATGTTGGTCGTCACGGTGAGGCCCAGTATTGACGCCTGCCAAGCGTTATACGCCTGATTGCACTGCAAAGCACCGGCCACCAAGGCCCCAATGGCTGTTGCCCCGGCCCCAAACGCCAGACCAACAGTGCCCATAAGGGGACCCAGGGAGCGCAAGAGAGGGATTTGCTTCCCCAGCGGCATATTGAGTTTTTTGGCCGCCGAGGAGGCTTTGTCCGTTGACTTGGTGGACTTATCTTGCGTCTTGGTGTTCTTTTCCTGTTTGCCGGTCAGCTTGTCGAGGTTGTTTCCAGCTTCTTTGAGTTTTTGCTCACCCTTGGTAACGACCTCGACTATTAAAGTCGCCTTTTGTTCTGCCATTTAAGTCCCCCCGTGCCAAAGCCATGGCGTTCCAGTGCTCAACCATCTCTTCAAACTCCGAGATGGGAAGTTGTTTTATTTCCCAAGGCAATTTTCCCCAAATCATGGCCATTTTGTAGATTTGGACTTCCCTTGGTTGCTTGGGGTTGTCGCCACGGGCCTCGGCGGAGTAATATGCTAAGAGATGGAGGTGTCGGTGTTGTCTTTTGGGTCGGCCCCCCGTGGGTTGGCAAACCCTGCAGTGATGGCCACAATAGCTGTGGGAGGCATCTTACCGTAGCCCGCGCCGTTAATGGGCAGAGGACGGCCCTCGCGATCGGTAGCATCCCAGCTTTTTATTAACTTGGTGAGAATGCTGTATAGTTTTTTGTTGTCGTCCTCGTCCCGGGCTTCCTTGATCTCATCAATCTCGTCTACCGACGGCTCGTAGAATTCAATTGTCCAGTTGTAATCAGGGACAGTAACCTTGTAAGTAGGCCAGCCTTTGATGTCGGGCATATAACTCCTTATGGTAGGGCGGGCACGCTGTTTACCAGCTTAATGCCCCATTCAAAATCACCTATGCGGTCATAGATAGATACCAGTGTGAGCTTGACGATATCCTGACCGTCGCGCTCTTCCAAGGTTCCCCAGTCATCAATGACGTAGCAGCCGTCCATGGTTAGGTTGGCTCCGTTCGGTCCCGGAAAGTCCAGTCGGATAAAAAGATTGGACTGTGTATCAACCAGATAATAAAGTCCGACGGCGTTGGCGTTAAAAGCCACTGTGAGGTCAAGGTCGATGTGGCGTTTTTTCTCGGCAATGTCCGAGTAAGACAGCGTCCCGTCTCCATACTTCATGGGGGTGACACCCTGAGAGACTTTGTAGGAAAAGTCCACCAAGGTCGCCTCTTGACGGGTGGTGCCTATGGCGGCATATGTGGGGTCGATGAAGAGCTTACCCAGTCCCATTACAGCTGGATTGAGGGCCGCCGGTGGGTCAATGCTGGGAGTAAACGAGTTGGGCTCCACAGCTCGCCCAACTAAAGACGCCTTGACCATCAGGGCATCGTCAATCTGACCGGAGATTTCAAGGTCGGTGGCCACACAATATGTAGAGCGATAAGCAGCCACGTCATCTCCGTACTCTATGGTATAAGTGTCGAGGTTGGCGGTCGTGGTAAGGTTGGGAGTGTAATCACGAACATACATTCCGCCCGAGTTCGTGGCGGAAACCTCCCCCTTGACTCCCATTCCCAGCAGGTATCCCAACTGCTCAAAGTTGGCGTCACTCTCAAATGGCAGAGTAGCCTGTTTGCCGGTAATGACTGAGCGCTCGAACTCCGACAGGCGGGCTGTCTCCAGGTCGGCGGGGCGATAGTACTTGTTTTCCTGTTTCATACCCAAGGTGCCCACGATACGGGCGGTTGCTGGTACGGCCATCCCGGGGGTAGATTCTATGCCGAGTTGTATTTTACGCAGTGCCCTCTTGCCTGCAAAAGATGTAGCCATATTTTCCTCCTAATGTTATTCCTGCCCCCAAAGGGCTCGGCGGGTGAGTCGGATGATTATCTCGGCCACCCGGAAAGTTTCTGCCGATGTAGACACGCTGCGGTCCACCGACACGATGGCTGATGTCACAACTAAACAGCCAAAGACAGGGTCGGTGCGCAGCAAGAGCAATGCTCGTTCCACCATGGCTTCCAAACGCACCAGTCCCGGGGAGATGGTGCCGTCCTCGCTGGCTCGGTATTGGAACGGCACGTAGAAGCGAATTAAGACGTGCTCGGTTATTGTGTCCATCCCCGGCCAAACCATTTCTCTGGTCTCCGGGGTGGAATAGCTAATAGCACCCAGAGGGGCGCTTATGGCGGGAACGGGATTAGGTTCCCCCATGAGCCACGTCTGCACGTAGTAGTCGTGGAAGTCATAGTTCTTGTCCGTGGTCATCCCCGCCTCGAGGACTTCTCGGATTATCTCAGTTCCCTTTTTCACGACATCCTCTTTCCGTAGGCCAACACGAGGTCTCTCAGCCACTTCGCAGCGGCCATTTTCAGGCCAACCATCAGCTGCGGTGTAACTTCCACTATTTTGCGCATGGGTACGCCGTCTCCCGACTGATGTTTCGGGGGAACGTCGGGTGAGCGATTACGTCCGCCACGAGGTACGGTGAGGATGACCGAGCTGTCTTTGATAGTGTATTGGGTCGAGGCCATCATAGTCCCTGTGTCAATTAAGACGTTGGCATGGCCCTTACGCCTGATTGTTGCCGGGGAGTTTGGTTGCCAAGTGCCATAGCCGCGGGTCATGAAACGCTTGTCCACGTCATCGAGCATTGCATCACCAAGGCTCTTCATGAGTTTATCGTCCAGATTATGGATGCAGTCAGCCAAGGTCTTAATGGCCGCCTTGGCCTCGTCAAGCCCCTTGACATGGATATTAACGGTGCTCATCTCACCCTCTTGTAGTGCTCAATAGCCACCTTGACCTCATCTGGCAGCCACGTTGGCACAATGGCCGACCCGGCTATCTGCGAGAAGGTACCAGCGGTGGACTTCTGGCTCATGAATAGGGCCAGCAGGAGCTTAAGGTCATCGGGTATTGGGTCATAACCCGACACATATACCAGTTTGACCATGCCCTCGTCCCCACGCAGTACCGGAGCACCGTAGACGTTGATGGTGTCGTCCATGACCACGTAGTGATTAACTGGTGTCCAATCCGAGAAGTACGACCGCTTGTAGTAGATACCACCTATAGACACTATAGGTAGATATTTGGGGGCAATGGTCAGGAACCCGGCCGGGGTGACATTGGCGTAGCGACCGGGCATGGGATAGTAGTGCTCCCTTTCTTCTGCGGTAAAGGGCTGGCTGGCGCAATGCTCCATCCACGCCCAGCACTGGTTAGCGAAACGGACATATTTCTCCCCGGTGAAGTCAATAGGGAGTTTCGTCACGGCCATTGTTTTGAATTCGTCTTCTGTCAAAGGTGCGCGGAGTGCATCCATAGGAACTCCTTAAAACTAGTAGGGGGCACGAGGCCCCCTACTACATATTGCGGTTGTGTTTGCCACTAGGCGGAGATGTTAGTCATGACGCCGCAGATGCCGGGCAGGTATAGTTTGTTGGCCCCGATGCAGGTGACGTCTACGGACTGGGCGCGGGTGCTCGGAGGCCGTTCTACCCCGAAGTAGTCCATCTGGAGCTCTACTTCGCAGTTATTGGGGACTTCGCTGTTGGGATAAGGCACAGTCTCGCCGATAAACATAATTCTGCCGGGCGGCATGTGGCGGGAATTAACCAGCTCTACGAACTGCCCGGTGAAGGGGTTAAGGTAAGCGGATACAGCCGCGCCGGCCTTGAAGTCATCCTTGTCGCCAGTGGATACAATCACACGAGCGGCGTTGGCCGAGCTGTTGCCGAGGGTTAGGCGCTTGATGGATGTCATTTCCTGAGAGTTGCAGAGAGCCATGGTCGGACCACCGGCCCAGTCGTCCCAGATCTGGCTGAACATGGCGTCGAACTCGAGAATACCGCCAGCACCGTCACCGGTGAGGGTCGCCCCCTCGGCGCTCTTATAGTAAGCACCGCTACCCGGTGCTACCAGCTGCTCCAGAAGGCCCTGATAGCCAAGGTTGTCGACAGTGAGGTCGGCGGTGTTGGGGACGTTGGTCGAGGTAGGGACGGTGGTGATGGTTACGCGGTTGGCCGGAGTGCGGCCCCAGAACACGCCGCCTACGTAGACGTTGTAACCCATGGCGCCGGGGACATCCGTCCATGTTGCGGTTACAGCCGTGCCGGTGATGGTTAGGCTGGCCGACTTGGCCGTGGTCTCACCGCGGCTATCGGCTGTGCCGTTGTTGCCGGATGCTTTGCCGTAGAAGCCCTGAATAGTTAGGGCGCTGATGGCAACGGTAACGGCGCCGGGGGTAAGAGAGCCGCCGGTGGCATCGGTCAGGGTGATGGTAGCTGCCTGCATGGCGGTGTCGAGGGAGTTCCAGCAGCCGCCGATGATATAGCGGTCTTCTTGGATCATTAGGGACTGCAGAGCGGTTAGCATAGTGAGCGCAGGAACGTCCTCGAAACGCCGACCCATGACCTGGGCTTCTTGGGTGTGCTGGTTGGACATGGACAGCGATTTGTAAGGTGCATCCTTGGGGGTATTGAGAATCTCGATATAGGGATTGAGTTGGCCCTCGGCCACACCCGCCGTGATGTTGTTGGTGTTGATAGCCGAAATCACCTTCCAGTGGGCATGAGTACCGCCGACGGGATTAACCCAGCGGGGAATGCGCCGACGCATTGAGTCCTCTATGGGATAGAGCTTTTTGGCCGGGGCTTCCAAGGGGTAGCCATACAAGCCAACCGAGGTGGTGATTGCCTTCATGCCATTGGGACCACGAGCCCCTTCTTTGATGATGGCCGTGGTCATATCTATGGTTTCCTGTGTGATGTGATGATACATTTGTCGCTCCTTTTAATTTATTAACTGGGTAGGTATCCACGGGCGAGGGCAGGTTTGGATGCGCGGAGTTCCTGAATGTCCTCCACGGCGGCCTGCTGTCCCAACCATGCCTTGACGTGGGGGTCAGTCGCCTTGGTTGCCAGCTTGGCGATGATAGCGCTTTCGCTGGCTCCAACGGGGTTATCCATTCGGGGATTTGTACCACTTACTTCGCGTAGCACTGGTCCTTCGTGGGCGGGCTTGGACTCCAGCGAGGCAAGGCGCCCTTCAAGCCCCTTCAGGGCTTCTTTGGCGGCGGCAACAGTGGAGTTTATCTCGTCCAGTTGGGCTTTCATGCCGCTGGGTTCGGGTGTCAAATTGAATGCGGACAAAAGGGCCTTGACGGCCTCAGCAGTCGGGGCCGGGGTCTGTCCGGATAGACAATCCTCGCAGGACTGCTTGAGGTTGGTTAGGGCATCCACTACAGTCGGTGGCAGCTGGGGCGCGGCCGCAGCGGGCGAGGTATTATCCTGCGGGGCCGGAGGGGTTTCCTCTTGCGCCTCGGCGGCTTCTTCGGCCTGATCAGCGGCGATGTCAGCTTGTTCTTCGGCTGCTTCTGCCGCTACTTCGGCTTTTTCTTCCTCTATTTCGGCCTTTTCCTCATCCTTGGGAGGGATTTCCTTGGTTGCAGTGTGCTTTTTCATGTCACCATCCTTTGTATTTGTATTGAGCGATTTTTCTGCTCCTGTCTTGTTACTCTGGTATTCCTCTTCTTCTGCCGCTAGATACGTCTGCCAACTCCCCTTGTTATCGATTTTGTCTTTTTCCCTCTTCCAATCCTCCATCTCCACATCGACAATCTGCGTCATCCTGTCAGCAAGCGCCTGTCCCTCGGGGCTGTAGCCGGTCTCGTCGTTTTCCCCGGTCTCAGCTTCATGCTTTCTTAGCTTGCTGTGGACTTCGCGCATCTCTGCCCTCATTTCGTCATATCCACGACCGCCCTTATTGCGCATTGCATCGTCCGCACCCCGATTAATGTAGTCGTTGTAGCTACCGATACTTCCGCCGGCGGCAGGCTTCTTTCCATTACTCGGTGCGGGTTTAGCGCTATCGGACGACCCGCCACCACCGCTTCCACCACCCGAGGTGAATTTGCCATCAGAGTCTCTGGGGTGATCGGACTCGTCGAACTTCAAAGCCTCATCTGGTATAGCTACCGCCTTGAGGCTATCAATTGTTGCCAGGGGGTTGGCTGGAGTAGGAGTTAGGGTAAACTCGATTGTTGGCCAGCGGGTAATTTCCCCGGTGGACTTCTTCTCCACGAGATGTGGACTGGCCCCGCTCGAGAAGAACAGCAAACCCTGAGTAATCATGGACTTAATCTGCTCCCAATACTTCTGGCTCTTATTAAGCTGGCACTCCACCCACAGACCGGCATTCCTGATCTCGGCCTTAGTCTGTGTACCGCACACCTCGATACCCTTGGTGGCGTCAAGACCGTGTTGATACAGGACTGGGCGGGCTGTGTACCAATCCAAACAGAAGTTAGTGTTGGGTGAGAAATACTCCCCCGTGAGGTCTTTGCCCATCAGCGGGCCTCCGTAAGGGGCTCCCCAACCCCCGATAATACCCTCATCCTCATTAATGAATTTGACTGCTAGCGCTTTTCTTTTCACTTTGTCTCCTTAAGCGGCCGGAACCGCGACGTTACGTACTTGAATTAAAAATGTGGTAAAAGGAACAGTGTCTACCCCAGCCTCGATGACTACAAACTGCGCCCAATACTCCCCGGGGCAATCAAAGTCGCCGGGCTTAATTTCGTACTCCACCTTGCCCATTGCAGTGTCAGTGATAACGCAGGTCTCGTCCAGCAATAGCTTGCCGGGGCAGGATTGCGGCCACATCCTAAAATAAACGACCTTGTCAGTAAGGTCGTAATGTGATTTGCCGTCTGGCTGCGTTAGCGTCCACACCAGCGGGACGCCGTGGGTGCCTTTGTAAATTATCATGCTGATTCCCTCACAATGGCCGAAGATGTGCCAGTCAAGTTAAGGGCGCGGGATTGCCCGCTGAGGTTAGGCGATGCCGAGGTACCGGTAATCATCTTCCGGCGGCGATTGCGCCCAACCGACGTTGTAATCAACAAGCCACAGGCGAGAGCGGCCCCTCTTACTACCCGCCAGACGCGAGAGGCAGTCACCGAGGGCACCTGAGATATATGGGTGCTGCGGGTAACCTCGGTTGTCCTAGTTGCGTTGGATGCGATGTCAGTGGCCGTTGTGGTCGAGCGCTGGGCTGCGACCTTTCTCGTGGCCGTGGCGTTAATGTTCGTAATTAAGTCCGCGATGAAGTGGTAGACCCTGTTGTTGCCGGTTGTACCCATTACCCACAGACCACAGGCTACTGCTGCATTGCGCACTAGTGCAATAAGGTGACTGGAGGCGACGGCGTGCCCTATGGCTACAGTGGCACTACGCACAACCCCCCGGATGCGAGACGATGTAACGGCGACGCCAGCTTGGATGTCGGCGCTACGGGGGAAGTTGCCCTGCCGGAAAGCCATGAGCTCTTGGGCCATTCCAATGTCGGCAGCTCTGTCCCCTAACCACTGGCGGTTGTTGGTAACAGCCGCATCAATTGCAAGCAGGGTTTCAAATATGTAATTGCGGCCGATTGTGGCATCTGTCGAGATAGTAATCCCAATGGCGGCCACGGCATCCCGGAGCGCCTGTACCAGCCTATTGGATGAGATCGCGGCCCCCATCGCTATTACTGCCTGGCGCACGTAGCCGACAGCCCGAGATGTCGTAACGGCCATGGCGATTGAGGCAGATGTTTCCCGAATGAAGCCAATAGCTCTCGTGGCCGCCGTCATAATGCCTGTTGGGATAGGAGAGGTGCGTTTGTACCCAACCGCTCTGGTTGCCAGGAGTTTTATCCCTAGTGCCATGCTACTAGCCCTTGTGTACCCAACTGTTCTGGTAGAGGTTAGGGCAAGACCCATAGCGAGGTCGGTTGTGCGGGTGTAGTTGGTGGAGAGGGATGGAACAGACCCCTCGATTGCGCCACGGACATAATAACCAATGCCAGTAACTGAGGATATAGCCTGTAATCGCCTATTATCGTCGCACGGGGAAATCCCCTTCCCCCTCATACCTTGGTAAGGGATACTCCCAAAAGTGCGCAAATCCCCTAATTTGCGCACGTAGCTTCCCCACGATTGCGCTGAACCCCTCCTCCCCTCGAGAAAAGCACCATTCGTTCCGCCGGGCAAGGCTGGTAAAGCTGTAAGCGTAATCCATGTATTTGCTGCGGATACGCCACCGATGGATATGGGATTGGTGTAAAATGTTATTCCGTCTCCTGTGATATATCCGACTTCCATGCAATAAGCATACGATGACCAGTACCACCCCTCCTCTTCATCCCAATCCTGAGAATTATCGGGGAGTCTCACTTGTGCCTGCCCACCTATTATGACACTAAAACCAAAGCTCCCATTAAGATACAATTCGCCGTCTGTAGACCCAAGGCTTCTAATACCTAAATAGTCGTAGCTGCTTTTTGTTTTATTAATCCCTATCCGATAAAGCCCAGCTACGGCCCCTGATGGTAGAGAGGGGAGAGTAACCCACTGGTTTCTGGTGCCCGGCGAGACTTCTATTTCTGAGCCATAGACGATATATCCAAACCCCGTGGTATAGTAGCCATCTATGTAGTTTTTTCCGGCATTATTGGTTGTTCTTATGGCTTCTAGTATGCGCGATGAGCTAATATTGACCAAAATCGTGTTGTAGTCAAGAAAATAACCATTAGTGGTTGTCCCATACGACCGAAATGTCGTATAGCTATCCGCCCCGATACTCCTCCTAATAACCACCCCAGCAAAGTCCACGGGTAAATTTGGGATTAGGACACTTAGATCATACTGGACATATGTGTTTGTTACTGTTAGCGTAACTTCAACCGGGTTGGCAAACCAAAAGAAACGCTGCGCCATTTAGGCCCCCTTTGCGCCTGGCAAAGTCTCGTTAATAGGCTTCCCCCCAATCTCGGCCTGCTTGGCTTCTTCACGAGCGATAGCATCGGCTTTAACAGCAGTCAAGCGGGATACCTCGGCATTGGCGGATTGCACGGCAGCCAAAGCCATAGCCACGGACTGCTCCGCCTGTGCTATTTGCTCATCCAGTGTTATAACGGCATAGAGACCAGCTTCTTTTGCCCGGGCTTCAAAGTCTAGCCAAAGCACATTCCCCTCGGTATTCCAAGCATCCCATTCCTCTTGGGTGTACTCGCGTCTGGAGCCGTCGGGGAGTAGCAGGAATGCTTTTGCCCTAGCCTCACACGTATCAAACCACTCCTGATCCATCTGGCGCTTAACAACCAGTTGCTCAGGAGTCAGTTCATGTTCGTCTTTCTGCCGCCAGATACTATCGCTGTCGGCAAGTACCAGTTCTTTTGAGGGCATGGTTATCCTGCCTTATACTGGACGTTAAAGGTCTGAGTCAAAGTGTCGTTGGCGGCAATGTTGACTACCCCTGCCCAGCGGTGCCAAGCGAACACGTCGTAGCTGGCAACCGCCGAGATTAACACCGACCCGTTGATAGCAGCGCTTGCCCCGGCCGTAAAGGTCGTGGTCAGCTTAAGGGTATCGTTGGTGACCGTCGTTGTG